GGGTACGACGGGAATCCGATCTATCTCGCGGAATGGGCGCCGCGCCTCGCCGTCGAGTGTCATCGACGCCGCTGGACGTTCGTCGTGAATCCGCCAGACCTCTCCGCCGTCGACATCCTCGTCGCGCTGCGCGGCGGGCCGTGGGACGGCTGGCCGGTTCGCGCGTGGAAATCCGGCGTCAAGGCCGTGAACGCCATCTTGAGCGGCCGGCCGATTCTCACGCAGCGGATCGCCTCGGTCGACGAGCTGCAACCAGACGGCAGCATCGTCGAGAAGCCAGCCGATCTCTCGGCGGCGTTGGATTTCTGGGAGCCGCATAACCGGCGCGCCGCGGTCGTGGAGACCTCGCGCCGGCGCGCACCGCAGTTCACGTTGGAGGCAAGAGCGGCTCAGTGCCGTGCCATCCTGGCAGACCGTATACTGGCGAGGGCTGCATCATGATCCAGATTCCAGCTGTCGACAGGCCGATCCAATTCTCGATGAGCGGCAGCTCGCCGAGCGAACGCATCGAGCCGATCACGCTCGATTGGCTGAAGCTGCACCAGCGCTTCCCGAGCGCCAACGAAGACACGATGCTGACCGCGTTCATCGGCGCGGCGCGCGCGTACTTCGAGGAACACACCGGCCGGCAGCTGATCGACGCCGAATGGGAATACGCACTCGACGTGCCGCCGGACTGCCAAACGTTCTTCGAGCTCCCGCGGCCGCCGCTCTCGCGCGTGACGGCGATCCTCTACGAAGACAGCGACGGCGTCGCGCAGACCTGGGACGCCAGCAACTACGTCGTGCATCCGTCGTACGCGCCCGCAAACGAGGGCTCACCCGACGATCCGATCGTATTCGATCCGTACTGCCCCTGCGGGCGCCTCGCGCTCGCCTCCGGAGGTTCGTGGCCGTCGACGAGCGGGCGCCCTGGCAGCTTCAAGATTCGGCGCGTCTGCGGGTATGGACCGGCCGATACGGACATGCCGCCGTTGATTCAGGGAACGATCGCGCTCCTCGTGCAGCACTTCCGCGATCGGGACAAAGGGGAACTACCGGCAGGACCGGATGCGTTGATCAAGGGATTTAAATGGAGCGCGATTCAGAATTGCCCACCTGTGCGAACCTGGCCGTGGACTGTGCCATCTACATGCGGCTGGCAGTGACTGGCCGGCGTGGCCGTGGAGCTATCCAGCCTAAGAGAAAAAGGGGGAGGCGGGATCATTCGTCCGCCTCCATGAAGATTCACTACTCGCCGTCAGCGCAGCCCAAGGCATCACGAAGCAGAACGTTTCTCGGCGTCACGCCACCCGCACGACGTCACTTCTCTGGCAGCATCGCGCGCACGATCTCGCCATCGCTCGGCGAGACCGCTTCCTTGAGCCCGATCGCGCTCCGCAAGAGCGGCGATCTCGGAACGGGCGCCTTCCGTCCGAATCCCTGAATCATCTTTAGGAAGGACATCTCCAGCCGCGCGAGCGCGATCGGCGTTTTGCAGCACTGCCCCATCTGCTCGCCCATCTTCGGCGTGACGACGCCGCGCTCCAGGCCGTCAAGGATTTGCTCGTTCTTCTGAAGAATCGCCTCCGCCGTTCGGAGCTGCGGCGCTTCCGACCGCAACATCGAGCGGTTCGATTGCGTACTCGTATCGTCCTTCGCCGTCGCCTCTTTCGCCTGCGTAGCCATGCACCCCTCCATACTGAAACAAGATATCGAGATCACTGCGCGTGATCGAGTTGCCGAGCACCATCATCGTGAACTGCATCATGCACGGCGGTTCAACGTACTCGAACCGTTTCAGCGCGTTGAGCTGTTCACCGCGCGGACCACGCACATGCACGGCCTTGTCGAAGGCGCCATCGGCCTCTGTTACTGGTGACCCGTCCGGTCGGAGGATCGGGATCCAGTAGCAGCGAGGATCGAGATAGAGTCCGTTTTTGACCCGAACAGAAAAGCTTTTCTCGCCTTCGATCCAGCCGGCGTACAACGCGCGAATCTGATTCGAGCAGTCTTTCAGGTGCGCCTTAACGGTGCCGTACCGCTGGACGAGTGCACCGTTGTGCCGTTGAAAGACGAGCATCGAATACGTCTGATCGGCTTCGCCTTCACCGCGCTCGATGCTCGCCAACACTTCCTCGTTGATTTCCTCGATTGAGCGTGCTCCGGCCGGTTTAACCGTCGGCTCTCGAGCTTCGAGCCACTTGCGGATCAGTTCAGGATCGGCCGGCACCGACGCGCAGAGACGTGTGAAGAACGTCCACGTCACGCGGTAGCGCGTCCAAAGCGGGGGGATCGATTTCTTTTTCGCGGCGGATTCCTGAGTTGTGGTATTTTTCTTCGCAGCCATGTGTGTTCCCCTCCTGTGGGAACGTTCGTGGTCAGAGGTTGAGCGTGCGGGATGGCACGCTTCGGCCTCGTTCTATCCGAGCTCGATGACGAGCAGATCGCGCGCGGTGCGCGAGAGACTCTTCTCTTCTTTCTTCGCGAGCTCGTACAGCCGGTTGTACTGACTGATCGGCATCCAGACGCAGACGGCCGCGCGCGGTTCCGATTCCCTGGGCCGGCCGACGCGGCGTTCCGTTGGGGCGCGCTCCAGCGACGTCGTGCGCTTCTCTCGGCTCATGGCGCCCCCACGATTAACATCTGGTACGAGGGTTCGGCCTTCGTCGGCATTCTCGCTAGCTTACGCGCGATCACGCACGCAATGATCCCGTCGATTCGACCGCGGCTCTTCTTTTTCGTCGGGTAAATGTTGTCTTTCCCGTCGCGCTGGACGACGACGTTCGACGCCATCCACCGAAGCGCAGGGTTATCCCCACAGTCGACATGCCCATCGAGCACGTCCGCCTCAAATTCCTTCGCGGGCGCGCTCATGTGGTTCATCGTCTGTGGGATCTCCAGCACTTCGTAGCCGTCCTCCTGGAGATCCTTCTCGATATTGCCCGCGTTCCACGGGTCGAATCCGATTGATTGAATGTCAACGATCTCGCCGAATTCGTTGATGGTGTCGCGGATCAGATCCTGATCGAGCCGGTTCCCTGGGTTCGTCCGGATGTGACCTGCAGCCGCCCATCTGTCGTACGGCGCACGGTCCCGATGCGCGCGCTCGAGCAGCGTATCGGCCGGTGAGAACAGTTGGACGAAGAACCGCCAGTGCTTGCGGGCCTCGGTCGGCTCGAATCCGAATGCCGCGGCCGCCAAGTCGATCTTGCTCGAGAGGTCGACGCCGACCCAGCACCGTTCGTTGCGCATCGATTCCAGCGTCCACCGGCTTTGGCCTTTCCGCCAGCCATCAAGCGACAGCCAGGGCGCCAGCGTGTTGACCCAGAGGTTCAGGTTCTTCTGTTTGTAGGCTGGTGCCGCTTCCGGCATGTGCTTCGCCTTGAGCGCGATCTTGCGGAGCTCGACGGCATCGACCGATCCGCCGTAGTGCGGGTTGGCCTTCCGCATCGTGGTTTCGGCGAACGGATCGTCATCCGGATCGGCGTGCGCGATGAACGCGAAGAACGATTCCGTCGACTCGTCAGACAGCACGCCGTCGAGAATCTTGCAGGCGTAGTCGTGCTGCTGTCCGCAGGGGGTCATGGGGTCGTTCCCGGCGGTTGTGATCTGGAAGTTGAGGGGGTTTTCCCGGTTCATGATGGCCGTCTCCATGACGTCCATCAGGCCCCGATTCTTCATCGCGTGCATCTCATCGGTGACGATCAGGCTCGGGTTCAGTCCATCGGTCGAGTCGTAGTCGGCGCCGAGCGGCTGCAGCGTCGACTCGTTCGACTCCCGATACAGCGCGTGCGTGCGGACGACGATCCGACTCAGGACGCGGCTCCCCTCTCGGCTCTTCCGTACGAGTTGCCGTGACACGCGAAACACGATGTTCGCCTGGTCGCGCTTCGTCGCGATGATGTAGCCTTCAGCGCCGGCCTCGCCTTCGAAGAACGTGCAGTAGACGCCGACAATCCCAGCCTCGAATGACTTCCCGTTCTTCCGCGGCAGCTCGTTGTACGACGTGGTGAAACGACGATCGCCCGTGTCGAGTCGCCGCCAGCCGAAGAGCGCCCCGAGTCGAAACACTTGGCAGTCGCTCGGCTGGAAGTACGTGCCGGCCCACTTCTTCCCCTTGTAGTGCTTCATCCGCGAGGCGAACCGCAGGAACCGCACCGCGCAGGGCTTCAGCTTTCCTTTCTCGTCGCGTTCCTCCCACACGAACCTGTACGGAAAGTCCGATGCGCCTTCGCGGCTGCGGTCCTTCAGGTGGCGCGCGCACGACAGCTTGTGATACTTGCCGGCGAGGATCTCTCCCGCCATCACACGGCGCGCATAGTCATCGACCGGATTACTGGACGCCGTTGGTGTCATCGAATTCGTCGAATGGGTCCTCGTCGTTCAATTCGCCGCCGCCTGACCCGCCGCCGCCCTCCGGCTTCGCCACGCGCACCAGTGAGGACGGATTCAGGAGCAGATCGTTTTCGTAGAGTCGCGCCGCGAGCACCCATTGCCGCAGCTCTTTCCGGTTCTGCGTACGATTCGCGATGTCGGCCTTCGACCGCGATGAAAAGATCCGCCGGCGAAGATCGGCGACGACCGCCAGTGCCGAGCAGTATTTCGCAAGCGCGTCTCGAGCCTTCAGCGGCAGGCGCCTGGACGCCACGAGTTGCGGCGCGTAGTAATCCCAGAACTTCCGCTCGGCAGGCGACATACCAGGCGGGGCATCGCACGCGATCATCGGTTGGCCGAGATCGCCCTTCGTGCGGTGTTGCGGACGCTCCCTGGAGCCCCTCAGCGCTCTTGCTTGCGCGTCCTGAATGACCGGCCCGCTTTTGGAGTGTCCGCCCCTCGGCATAGTTTGCGAGATATGGCACAGACAATGATCGTGCCTAATTAGTTATTGGAAAAATCGTTTGACCTGTCCACGCGCGAGGCGCTG